TTTCATGTTGAGAACGAAATCTTTTTTCCAGATTTTTAATCCGCCATTGCCGTAACGTAGTCCATTGATCACATTACGACCGCACCAACCGTAGACTTGAATCTTAGGATCTGTCATATCCAAGTCGATATTAAAGAACTTAGGATCTACAATATTATCAGCATCTACAGTAATGAACCAATCTGTTTCTGATTTTTCAGCTGCGGCTTTGTGTGCATGATCGCTACCTTTGACTCCATGTACACGTTTAGCCCAAGGTACCTTGTTACACAGATCGGCATAATGAAGATCAGCGTTTGGCTCATCATAACTTAGAAAAACAACATCAAACTCAATGACTTTCATTTGACCTCTAAAATATATTTTGGAAATAATCGTTTAGTATAAACACTGAATTTTTTAGGAACATTTTTAATCCGTAATGTCGTTGACTTACCGATTAAGTCGTCTATTTTAATTTTAACTACATCAAATATAACATTAGGATCGTTATAATCAGTTATTAAAAATGTCATAACTGTTGATCCGTCCCAATGAATTTTTCTTTTAGATTTTTTAGATGAAGATCTAGTTCCATTATATTTTTCAGATAACTCTATGGTCATTTTTCCTTCTTCGGAAAACATCGTAACAAAAACATCTTCCTCTTCTTCAAATTTTGACCATTGTTTATCAACGATTCTGTGCAACACATCATCTATTTTGTTTAATACTTTGATTTCAGCTATTTGAAAAGTTCCAGAATCAATATCAATGAAGCATGATGAAAGTTGAAGTTTTCCTTCATAGACTAACATTGCTGTTTCATCATCGATTTCTATGATATTAGATTGATCTCCTAGTGCAGTTTCTGGATATATTCCTACTATGGATCCGTCTTCTGGTTGAAATCTTGCAAAATATTTTGGTGTTACAGGTTTATAATTTTTTACCCACTCATCAAAGTCTAGTTCTTCCATAGAACTTCCTCCTGTAAACTAATAATCTCATCAGTGATTTTGTCTTTTTCAACATAGTGAATTATATCGCTCTGATAATGATTTCCTATTTTGATTTTATTTTCTTTATTGAAATAAAATCCTACATGGTCGCTCCAGCAGTCAGCTGGCCAAGGCCAGTTTTGAATCATGGGCTTCATGTGAACTATCTTCGGGAACTCTAGCGGAAACGAAATTTGATCAGAAATATCTAAAATCTTAGCAGCTAATCCAAACGCTTCATCAGTTCCTAAGATCTTAGGTTTAAAATCAGGAAAGAACGTGTTAGAAAACTCTACAGGATTTTTTATAATATATCGACCTAGTGTAAAAAACTCGTTGACTAATCTAGAATCTTTTCTAAAGAATGTAAAAAAACTATAAAGATTCGGTAAGTCATTTTTTACAAATGCTTTTCTATAAAAATCCCCAGTTACAACTTCGCCTCTATAAGTATAGGACTTAGAAGGAACATATAGATCAACATTTTCAACAAAATAATCTATCCAATGACTAATATCTCTAGTAAACAACATGTCTGCATCTAGACATACAGTATAATCGAACGGGCTTAGTTGATCCATGAACGAACGTCCGTCCCAACCCTTTTCTTCCTTCCATCCAACGATCTTATCAAAGACCCAGGGAGATTTGAAATCTTGCACAGATTCGACATCGTCGGTTACTAGACATACGTTGTTGTATCCGTATTTTTGAGTATTTTTAATGCTCAAAGCCAATGAATAAGCTAACTTATTATAGTCAACTTCTTTATTTTTGGCAGCGACTATTAGATATCCAAAGTTCATAGCAACTCCATAAGTTTGTCTTTCTGCCTCACAATATTTTGCTTATTCATAAAGTGTACATCCATATCCTTAATAGAGCAAGGAATATAAACATCTGGATTATTACCATCGTTGATAATAAAGTAAAGACGACCGTCTCGAACTTCGCAAAGTAGATCCTTATCCTGTACTGTTAGTATATCTGGCAAGGATTGAGTTAGTGATGTTTCGAAACCGTCTAACATATGTTTAGCTACACTGAAGGCTATGTCGTTTCTAAACTGCTTAGAAGAGAATCTATACAAGTCTGCAAATACATCATAATGTTCTTCAACTTGTTTCACAAGATCAAAAAATATTTTTGATTCTTCGTTCTTCTTGAACATTACAGTTGTTGCCCAATATAAATGCACACCAACATCAGAAACATTTTTATCAAGAAAACCTATGCGTTGACCTTGAACATCATTCATTGCTTTTCCGATCAAAACACTATCAGCCAAGTGCCAATATTGATTTAATAAGTCAGAAAAAATCAAATAATCAGAATCAATTAATAGCGTTTCATCGTAAGGAGTAAGATCCCATACTTTTGATCTTGTAGAATTTAAGAATGGTACTGTCTTGGACTCTTGACCATCATTTAATCTTCTTGTGTTATCGGACACGGGTCGATCTATGAGTTTGATATTCTCAAACACTTGAGATGCCTTGTCGAATGTACCTGAGGTTTTCATCCAATCAACTGTAGATTGATCAGTGATTAAACTTACAGGAAGATTTAAATATTTTTTGGCAAGGCCGCCAGAAATAATCGACATTAGAGAATAATCAATATCTCGATTATTATGAGCAATAATGACTATTCCTCGATTCATAGATCTACCAATGCGTCAACAGTTCTGCTTTTTTTAATTTTTCCATATTCGATATAAGATTCGTTTACGGCAGTAAAGTATCTGTCAAGAATTTCTGATTTAAAAATATTCAAATCTTTGATTAGAATTGGGTTTTCATTCATATCAACGATAACAACATTCACTGTTCTGCCTTCATTTATTAAGAAATTAATAAAGCAGATCAGTGTCTGATCGATTTTAAACAGTCCGCCCTCATAACCAAAAGTTAATCTAGCGTTTAACTTTTCTTTCAGGACTTTTCTTTGGATAGATAAGGATTGTTTGAAGTTAGAAAACTCAAGAGCTTTCTTAAGCATCTCGTTCATGATTTCTCCTATTAAAGTAGTAGTTTATTTATTAGGAGAAAAAAAGAGGAAAAAATTTAAGGAGCGATAGCGCCGATAGTTACTGTGGGAGAAGGAGTATTGAAAGATGCTGGTAATAAATTTGGATAGAGAGCACCTTGTGCTCTAAGTTGAGAGACAGATATTGCCATTGTTCCCTGTACCAAATCTCCAGGAGGAGGATCGCCTGGATCCGTGTATATATCCTGCCAAATAGAGGTGATAGTTACAGTATTAGCAGTTCCTGAAGAGTTATTAGCAACATTACATCTTGCCTGTAATGTCCATCTATTCATCGAATATGTTCCGCTGGTTCCTTGGCTGTAAAACGTTTGATCTGAGCTCGTTAAACTATAAAAATTAACTGCCGGAGTGTTTCCTCCAAAACTAACCGTTCCTAAACTAGATAACAAAGTCGTCCAGGCACCGCTCTGAGTCGTTCCTAACGATGAAGTAAACGCACTAGAAAATCTTATTTTTCCGCCAGAGTTAAAAAAGTATCGAGCCTGATCTGCGGTTACGAACGATACTGTAATGCTAGATCTAACACTGTTAGAAAAACTTACGCTATCAGATCTACTGCCTCTGGATTCTACTACATACTGTCCAAGAGCTATGTCAAATCTGTTAGTATTGGCTTGATTAGCTAGAGTTTGATATTGAAAATTTGGCTGGGCAGCATCGTATCTAACCAGTTCATTTTCATTAACCACTGTAATAGCCGGCACTGATCCGGTCTGATGCACTATGGCATTAACTATATCAAATCTTAACTTGTCCCATTCGGCCTTGGAAATAAAGTCTCCGGTCGCTGCTGGCCCACTATTAACAGCTTGACCATAGCCTTGAGTCGCAGAACCCGTGCTCATAACCGCAACTATGGTGTTGCGTATATCATTATAATCGGGAATTCGTACAAGATCATTAGCGGGCATTATATTTTTCCTTGAAAATATTTAACCTATTATGCACCGCTGAATGCAGTTATTGAATATGATGGTCCTATAATGTTAAAAGTACCGGATGGTAGTAACGATCCGGCTGCTCTAACTTCGTTGACAGTCAACGACAATGTACCGTCAACTGTATCTCCCGGGGGAGGTGCACCTGGATCAACATATGTATCAGTAAAAGTTACTCTAAAATAAACGATATTGGCTGTTCCTGCAGAGTTATTCGAAACATTACATCTCGCCTGCATCGTTATTTGATTTCCTGCATAAGGTGAGCTTGCACTTGATTGATAAAATGTTTGGAAACTATTTGTAAGGGCGAAATAGTTTACTGTGGGCGCGAAACCGCCAAAGTCTACAGTGCCTACTGAATCTAAAAGATTCGTCCAAGCTGTATTTTGAGCCGATCCCGCTCCGCCTGTTCTATTGCTGTTAAATCTAATCTTACTACCACTGTTAAAAAAGAATCTTGCTCTGTCAACTGTGGAAAAAGTTACAGTAAGATCAGTAGTTAAACTTGCTGACCACGGCGAGGTTCTTTGTACAAACATGTTAGATGCCTGTGCTATAGGTTGCTCTACAACAAACTGCCCGGTTCCTATAGAAAATCTTTGAGATACTGCTTGATCCGCAATGGTATTATATTGAAAGTTTGGATGAGACGGTCCGTATCTGATCGGATCTGTTGTCTGTATCACTGTTATGGTTGGAGCACTGCCGGTTTGATGTACTACAGCGTTAACAATGTCGAATCTTAAAGAGTCCCATTGGCTTTTTAAAACATTAGGAAGTATCCCGGTTATGCCATCTGGAACAATAGGTGCCGATGAAACTGTTTGACCGTAGCCTTCTGTGGCAACTCCGGTTCCCATTATTCTAGAAATTTTGTTCTGTATAACGTTGTAATCAACCGCAGAAATTATTTCGCCTACACCTGCCATTTTTATATCCTTATAGTATAACAGCTTCTATAACTTTGACGCCAGTTTCGTCACTGCTTTCTAATGCCACTGCAAATACATCATTAGCATGTGGTACTGCTGCGGTGGCACAACCGTCATTAGATGCTATTAATCTTTGTCCTTTTCTAACTGCCCCGATTACTTTAACAGGAACACGACCTTTTAGAGCTACGTATACACCGCCTTCTAAATCCTTGTTCATCATAAATGCTGGGTTTTCACTGATCACACCAATAGCACGATCTCCCCAAGAGCTAGCTGTCACTTCTTTTTCGCCACCTATTACCATAACCGTTCCGACTGCATATTCTGCATCTGGTAGATATTTTTCTGCTAGGTCAGCATAACGAGCGGCTGTGGCTGTACCGTCAAATAATCTTGCAAATAGATCACCGTCGGCTGTTCTAGCTGCTATTGAGTTAGCGATCGGTCCTCTCTTAGCAGATTTATAGTTGAGATCACTGTCAACAACACCGTCGGCAACAATTTTTATTCTATCAGCAAAGGTAGCAGTTCCCAAAAAGCTAGTAGCATTGATATTTCCAGAAGTATCACGAACTACAACAGTCTCCGGAGCAGTTGTTATGCTAGGATTATATGTTCCTAACTTTTCTGCAGAAGTCGCAGATCCTGTCACATCACCAATCAAGTCTCCATAGACCAACGAACGTTGACTTGAAGATCCTACCGTTCCGAAGAATGTTTTAGTATCAGAGTTAAATGCCACTGTATCATCACTAGCTCTAACATTACCTTTGACGAAACCTGTTACATTACCTGTTACATTACCTGTTACATTACCAAAAAGATCGACTGCTCTTACTGCGTTAAATCTTTTATCAACAGTTCCGATGCTGTATAGTGTATCTCCGGATGGTTCGATATTTGTTGATCTTATTTTTAGAATATTGATAGCGGTATTTTCATTTACCTGCTGTCTTATAGTAATAGGTTGACCAACTTGAGATTGATATACTACTACCTGATCTTCATCTCGCAAAGGATTGATTGAAAAAGGATCTTCGGATTCTACAAATACTAATAAATCTGTGTCGTTACCTAAAGAAAATCCCGAATCAACAAAGCTAACAAGCTGAGGAAAACTCAAATCATTTTTTCTAATATACTGATCAGCAGTTTCTCCGCCGAGTCTTAGTGCATTGGAAGCTGTTCCCCAGAAGTATTGTTCTCCGCTGGTAGAAGTAATACCGGTAGTTCCATCGGTATTGATTAAAGTAATACCCTTCTTAATTCTAGCAAATCCAGGTATTGGATTAGCAGATCCCAGTGTAAACTCTACAGCACTGGTGACGGCCATTGTTGTGTCACCTGCTACAAACTTAACTATTGATCTAGGATTTCCATTATTGTCTTGTACAACTTGACCGATCGCTGCCGATGCTCCGAACTCAGGAGCAGCTTCTGGTCCGATCAATATAAAGTCTGCTCCGTTCCATGCTTTTAGTTGATTAGACGAAGCATCGAACCAAAAATCACCAGGAGTTAAACCAGTAGGAGCTGATTCACTGTATTCTGCACCGCTGGCAAATTTAAATCTTGTGCCATCGTAGAATTTTAATTTTTTAGTAGAGCTATCATACCAAATCTGTCCTGTAACAGCTTTCGGCGGTGCTGATGTATTTGCGAAATTTTCTAGCAGATGCAAGAAGTTTTCGTTCTGTACTTCACCGTAGCCAGCATAGTTTTTACCGACAAATCTTATGTCGGTTGTTGTATCGATAGTTCCATCTTCTACCGCTACTAAAAAAGTACCATTAAATCTATCAACTTGATACGCCATTATTCAGCTCCAAAATAATCATTGTATTTATTTGAAAGTTATAGCCTTCCGACTACCACTTCAATAACTCCCTCGATACCATCAAAATCTTCTAGTGCTTTACCTATGATAGTACCGATTTTTGGGTCTACAGTTGGTCTAGCGTAGCCGCTGCCGCCGCTGACTAACATGTCCCCTTTGCAAATTTTGCCTCGAACCTTACATGGGACACGGCCCTGCAAAGCTATAACTGCAACATACTGACCTGTTAACTCGTCATTCATTGTAAATGCAGGTTTACTAGATACCACTCCAGCAACTCGTCGAGTTTCATCAGACGCCATTGTTACTTCAAATTTACCGCCAAACTCGAGGACTGTTCCCGGTTCGTATTCTGCGTCTGCTAGATATTTTTCAGCTAAGTCGGCATATCTAGCTGAAGTAGCTGTACCCTGGAACAATCCAGTAGTAATAATATTGTTATTACCGGCATCTAGTTTTTTGTTAATGGTCCATTTGTCGCCAGTGGCACTGTAAGAAATATTAGCTAATGCACCACCTACATACAGTCCTGCACCATTAGCTGCGATCGGATCAGCAGCATTTCTAGCCACTGTAAACGATAAATCATCTATAGCTACTTCTGTGCTGTTAATCGTAGTAGTCACTCCGTTAACCACAAGGTTTCCAGAAACTATAAGACTAGATCCCACTGTGATACTGTTATCACCGGCTGTACTGTTTATTGTCTGGGTTTCAATAGTAGGTGCATTGACATTATTAGCAAACATTCTATTGTATCGATAGTTTGCTCCACCGATGTTTGCTCCTCCAGTGACTGGCGGACGAAGAGTTATTCTGCCTTCCATGCCCAATGCTGCTGATCTAGCCGGAGAGTTTAAAAACAATCTTTCTAAGTTTTCGTCGTTAGCACCCCAAGAAGATGATAATACCAGGCCGAACTCATTAGAACTTTCTATGAGATCAACATCGGCCTCATCGTTATAATAAAGTTTAAGGGTTGAACCTACCTGAACCCCTGCATTTTCTACAAATAAAGAATTCAATATTCCCAGGGTGGTCAAATCGGACTGTACAACATTTGGTGCTAGTCTTGTATTAGTTAATGTAAATGCATTGGCAGCAACTGTAATATCGTTAGTACCGTTAAACGGGACTCCGTTGATATTCCTAGATGTTTCAAGTGCGGTGGCTGTGGCTGCATTTCCAGAAAGATTCGCGCCGATAAACTCGTTAGCTACAGCAACATCAAACGTACTTGTGCCAGATGCTGCATTGACATTACCTGTTAGTGTTCCTACAAAGTCTGCTGTGATAGTTCCTGCTGTAAAACTTCCAGAACTGTCTCTAGCTACTAGTTTTCCCGGGGTATTACTTGAAGAAGCAGAAACTGACCATTGTCTAGCAGAAGATCCGTTAAACGATGATCCTAATATATAATCTCCAGGAGTTAGACTAGTGGTTGTGTTTGCTGTTATGGAAATGTCAGTGACTCCGCTGAACGGAACTCCATTGATATTTCTAGCTGTTTGTAATCTAGTGGCGGTTTCTGCATTACCGGCCAATGAACCTTTGAATGTCACTGCCGATGAAAGATTTATACCTTTAGCGACAGAATCAAAGCCGGGAACTGGATTACTTGCCCTAATATCAAAATCAGTATTTGAAACTATACCAATGGTCACACCATTTATTTGAATTAAAATAACCGGATGGCTTATTCCGGATGTGTCTAACAAAATTTGTGATTTAAATCTGGTCGATTGATATCCTTCGATTCCTTCCGGACCTATTAAGTTCCAGGTGTCATTGTTAAAAACATAAAGTTGATCGGAGCCAGAATCGAACCAAACTGTTCCGTTAATTTTTTCTGCAGGCTGTGTTGTTGAAATCACAGCACTCGATGCATTTCTCCACTCCGTACCGTTATAAACATTTAATGTTCCGTCGTCAGTTTTATACCAAAGCTGACCACTTATGGGTCTTGCTGGAGGTCTAGCATTAGCAAAATTTTCTAACAAGAACAAAAAGTTTTCGTTCTGTATTTCACCGTAACCAGTATAATTTCTGCCTAATAGCCCCAGGCTAGTAGTAGTATCTAAGTTTCCGTCTTCTAATACAACTAGTGTTTGTCCGCTGTATCGATTTATAAGATATGACATCTTCGCTCCTAATCCTTATGACAAGAATGACCATGCGCCAGCAACCAACTGGAACGTTTTTACCACTCTGAATACAGACAACACCGGAGCTGCTACGGTTGCAGTAGAGAATGAAATATTGGTATATGCATTACCAGTTCCTCCAGGTACAATCGATGAAGGCGCATCTGGTGTAATAAACTCTGCTGTTGAACCAGGACCGGTAAACAAATAACTGTTCAAGTTCAGTGATGTTGTTCCGTTGGATAACGAAGTACATAAAATTCTAGCAATAGTTCCGTTTCTAAATTCCGAAGGTGGTGCAACCTGTGTTAACCAAGATGCTATACCAGAGTTAGATATAGCATCCGAAACATCCATACTGAAAACTAAGCTTCTAGTTTCTAATGAGTCGTCGACATATTCTTTTGTTGCTGCATCTTGAGGATTTGTAGGATTCTGTACATTAGATATTTTTTTACTTTGAAGATTAAGTGTTCCCGTTCCATCTATATCTAAAATTAGATCTGTATCAGCAGGTGTTACCTGTATAATATTATCATTGAGATACAAATCATCAACTGTAATTTCAGTTTGAGCACCGAAGGATGTAACACCCGGAATACTAGTGATAGTTGGTCCTAGACTAGTACCATCGATAATCAATCTAGGATTTCCTAGACCATCTTTGATATAAAATCCCTTGGCTGTTTCAAGCAAAATATTTTCAGTACTATACCATACATCTGTAGCTGTGAAACTAGGACCAGTTACTGTGTCTCTCCATATGAAGTTTTTATCAGATGCTCCTTTTACAATCATACCGCCACCGTCGGCATAGACGTCTGTTGGAGTTGCTATTTTAGCAAGTTCTAAGTTTTTATCTTCTACTGTAAGAACTGATGTATTAATAGTAGTAGTATTTCCTCTTACTGTAAAATCCCCTTCTACTATTAAATCTCCGCCTACATAAGTTTCGCTGTCTGGATTGGATCCGTACAATGATAACAGCTGAGCCGTAGTATCTATTCCTACAACTGTGTCAACTGCGGCACCTCTTTTGACTTTGATTGTTATGTCTTTGTCTTCGAAGTCATTTTGTATCTGTACATCACCGTTGTTAACAATGATCTGCGCTTCTTGAGATTGTCCGATCAAAATACCTCTATTAGAAAGCACAGTTAACTGTCCGTCGATAATATTATCAGTGTCAGTTCTTAAGTATCTTGAAGCAGGCTGATTTCCTAAGGCATCGGCATTGGTTGCCGTTACATTAAACTTTAATCCAGATAAACTTCCTACACTGAATCCTGCAAATATAGTTCCTGTGAAACCATCGATGGGTAGCTTTGGATCAAAAGTATCTTTAGAAAAGATACCTAACAATACTCCATTGTTATAAAGTTGTGTGATTACTCGATTTTGATTCAAAGAGTCTAGTATTGTGACTACTCTTAGACCGCTGACTCCTTGACTGGCAGAATAAGAAGGTCCAAGTAGAATGGTATTAGTTCCGTCATAGAAAAACAGTTGTCTGTCAACATCATTGAACCAAAGATCACCAACTCCTAGATTGTCTGGTTGTGAGCTAGCAATAGTTGCGGAACTCACTGGTTGAAAACTTGTTCCTGTATAGACTTTTAGTTTAAGTTCTGATGAATCAAACCATATTTGACCCTTGATAGGGCGTTGTGGTTCTGATGTGTCTGCAAAATTTTCTAAAAGTTTTACAAAGTTTTCATTTAAAGATTCGCCGAATCCCGAATAGTTTTTTCCTATCAATGTTATATCAGTAGACAGCTGATCTACTTGACCATCCGCCACTGTTGCTAATATTGATCCGTCTGTTTTGTTAATCGTATATGCCATTATTCAATCCTTAGAATGCAGGTGGGCCGCTTCTTATAATATAGTTGATAGTAAGATAGGGATTCATTACAGAGAAAGGTTGACCAAGAGCTGTTGAATTTACCGAACCGGTGGTATTTAAATATTGTGCCTGTCCTGGAGCGGTTGGTCCAAGGCCAGGTCCCGGAGATGCACCGGGAACCACTGAGGATGATACTTTTATTACTGAAAACTGTTGATCACTAGATGCTGGTTTTAAACTGTGATCGTGATCTGGAATATTTCTTTTTTCTAAAATGTTTGTCGATGATCCTGCTGATCCACCTAGTGTATCTGCAGATGTACCAGAAACTCTATCAGCATTTCCGCCACCACCGTCAACGAATCCACCTAAAATGTTTGGTACTGTTAGTCCGTTATCCATATTATCTCTGCCTAGAGGGAATCTTCCTCTTAGGTCCGGAAGTTTAAAAGTGTTAACTCCTAGAGTAGCTATACCATATGAGGTTCCGATAACGTCGTAGAGATTTCCATATTTGGCTCTTTCAACTTCGGATCCGTCGCAGAACAAGTAACCTTCCGGAACGTTGGATCCAGCAAAAGGTAATATTGTTCCGATTGGTATACCTAGGTCACCCACAAACACGTCTCGAGATTGTTTTAATAGTCCGGTACCGGGTCTAAATACTAATATAAAATCACTTTCGATAGACTTATTTGGAAATGGCTCGTCCTTAGATTCAATAATATTACTGGTTAGGGAAGTATTAAATGTCTTGCTAAATTCTCCAGCACCGTTAAATGTAATAGTGTTAGAAGATACGTCTCCAGATAATCTAAAACTAGTAACGTTTCTTAAACTAGTAGCTGTATTTGCATTACCGCCAACGTCACCGTCTAGAACACCCCTTAGGAAATCAGCTTGTATAGTCTTAGCATATACAGTTCTAAATCTCTTTCCTGTTGTTGCAGGTTGACCGATATCTTTAGTTTCGGTTTCGCTCGGAACGATATCTTCTATTAATGATGTGCCAGCAACTGTAAAGTTGCCGCCTACTAAAAGATTTTTAGCAATAGCAGCACCACCTGCGGTTCTAAAGCTACCATTGTTTAGATTTGTACTTGTGTCAGTGTTGTTAATAATCACAGTACCTGTGGTCTGAATATTACCGTCAACGTCAAGTTCTTGCGTTGGACTTAATACGTTGATACCGACTTTATTTTCAACGACTCTTAATACAGTAGTTGCAGTACCTTCTCTATTTGTTTGTAGATCAATACTAGAACCTGCATTACCATTATAGATTCTAGCAGATGCAACTGAAGTGCTTATTCTGAAGTTGCCGTCAACACCTAAAGTTAAACCTGCATTATTTCGTATGTTAAGACCAAATTCTGTAGTGTTAACAATATCGGTTCTTAAAAATTTACCAGCTTCTACTTTAATGTCATTGATTGTTAGTGCATCAGCACTTGAAGCAGTACCGATGACCTTAGGTCTTAGACCGCCTTCAAAATCTGCAAGCTGAACTTCATCAGTGGGGTCACTGATATTGAGACCTGCTCGGATAGTGTTAAAACCTGGAATACTTACTTTTGGAGTAAAACTATCCTTACTGATGATAGCTACCGGAACTTCGTTGACTAGCACCTTTACAATTTTTCTTACGTTGTTATCTGAATCGTCAACTGACTCGATAACCGGTCCGGTTCTTAGTCCTTCTTCTGTACTAAATTCTGGTCCTACTAGAACCCAGGCTGCTCCGGACCATACATATAACTGTTGAGTAACTGTGTTTACCCAAACTTCTCCAATTTTGTCAGCAGCCACTGATGGAGCTGTTGGAGATTTCTGAATACCGGAACTTGATTTCCAACTGGTGTTATCGAAAATGTTCAATGTTCCGGTGGAACTGTTATACCATAACTGTCCCTCAACTGGGTTGACGGGCTCGTTAGGACTTGCAAAGTTTTCTAAAAGATGTAGAAAGTTTTCTGCAATAATTTGTCCGTAACCGGTTACGTTTCTTCCAGGAAACTCTAATGTGGTATCTGTGTTAGATGTATTGTCGTATACTGTAATCGGAGATTTAGTATCGCTGTCGGTAAAATTTACATTATACGGCATTATTATACCTCACTAAAACTTGTTAAACTCTGAACCCTAATCGTATAATCGATCTGTAACAGTCTGTTTAACGATTTTTGTACAGGGTGAAAAACTACATGAGTTAACAGTTTACCATTGCCATCAGTACTGTAACTTTTTAAACCTAGCTCATCAAACACAAAATCTCCGCTAAGATCCTGACTGTTATCAAACGCTTCTTGACCGTCGGGTTCTCCGTAATCTAATAGACAACTTATAATGATATCACTATAGGTAGCACCGCTTAGATGTCTTATTTCCATTTTATTTCTAACAGGATCGCTGTTTGCACTGGCATTTTGATCTACAATTTTGCTATAAGTCTGATTATAAAGACTAGAGTTTACTCCGATAGTGTTAGGAGTAAGATATGCAATAAGCCCAGTTGGATCAACTACTGTTCCTCCTGTACCAAAAACCATTTCATATATGGTTCCTTGCCCTTGGTTTGATAGCGAGTTAACCATGGCCACGCTCATATTCTCATAATGAATAGCGTTTCTTTTATCAATAAAAACTTCTTTAGTTTGTGGATCAAATATCTTAATGTGACCTTCAAAATGAAACCCGCCTGTTTCGTTGGGTTTCTTCTCGGCCGTGTGTTGCTGATCTTGTAAATTTTGGGGCATTTTTGGATCTTCCGTCGTCATATCTTATTTATTATGGCAAATCAGTGCGCTTTTTATCTATGAAGTTTGCTATCGGAGTATTGTTATTCAACAATGTTACCCCGGAACTTGCAGTAGTTTCGCCTCTTTCATACCATAATTTTCCTACTTTCCTTATTATTAAAATGCGTGTTCCTGCAGGAACAACGTTGGTTAATCGTATGCTAGGATTAATACCGTCCACTGAAAACTCAGCTTCTAAAATCTTATCTGCCTGTGGACTTACGGAACCTAGCGTTTCATCGTAGACAGTTATAGGATCTTTTCTTAATCTTTTACCTGCTACAAATACTTCGATAATGTCCGAAGGACCAAAGTCCGATGGTATCGTTGTTCTAGTCCAGTTGTTTCTAGAAGATTTTGCTGGTACAAAATCCAATGGACCTACAACCAACGAACTGCCGTCGCTGACAAAATCTGTTCTTTCTTGCGAATCCGAATAAGGTATATTTTCAGTATAACCTAGATTTGATAATGTAGTGCCTGTAGAGTATACTGTGCCTATAGCTGTTCCTAGTGCTCCTCTTCTTAGCTGTCCTAGTACATTACCTTGCTTAGACATATACTGTATTTTTTCTCCGCTTATCTCTATGATTCCCGGAATGTTTTTAGACAGGATAGGCTCATCTAACGAGGATGCGTCATTCACTTCTATGGTTTGATCATAGTAGGTAAGATCTTTAGTTAAGAAAATACTTCCGATGGAATATCTCTTGTAATAGCTGATATTCAGCATGTCTTTGTGTATTTCAAAGGCTGTAGGTTCTTTATAAATGTTATTTCCAAATTCTATTATTTCTACCCTATCACCAGATACAGAAGGAACTTTTATATATACAACATTTCTCGGAACCTCAACTGTATACTCTGTTTCATTGATTAGTCGTTGACCGTTCAAGTATACTCTAACATATGAAGAACTTAAAGGCGTTCTCTTAAGTTGATACGATGACTGTCCACCTGTATAGATGTCTGAGACTAGATCAAACGTAGGATATTCTGAGAACCAAGTAACATCTAATCTTGTTCCGTTTACAAGAACCACTGCTGGATCTATAACTAGAATGTCGTTTGATTCAATCGTATATTCTGTGTTGTTAATAATTTCTATCTTGATAACATCATTTATTTCTAACACATCAGCGTTAACAATGACTTGTTCTGTAGTACCGTCATAGACATAGGCGGTAACGAAAGGTTGTAAAACATTATTAATATATACTTTAATATCTACAGAAGTTACAATAGTTTCTGGATCTACACCAACTGGTATAATGTTGTTAGTACCATCGTAGACTGTGTAATAAGTATCAGGTCCTTTTAGTTTTATTCCGTCTAACTCGACTATGATAGACGATTGAATCGACCCTCTTGATAGAGATACAAATCTATCTAGTTCAAATCTATTAGAAGAGCTAACAACAAAAGACTGTCTATTAACTCTTATTGCAGATTGTTGACTGCTATCTGTATCTAACGCTGCGGCAAGAGATATAATTTTTACTATTTGTCCTTGAGTAGGTACTACCGAGAACTGTACCATAGTTCTATTGGTTACAAGATCTGCTCCGGTAGTTTCTCTGATTTCGGTACTATTGATAAAACCTACATCAACTTCAACACCGTCTACTGTTACTAACACTGATGATGTATCGGTAAACTTAGCCTTGGTTAAAAATAAAGTTGTAGTTCCGTCGCCGATAAACTCACTGTAGTCAAGCAATGCTGCGCCACCATAACCTATGGCAACTATTTCTATTACTTTATCAACCTGAGGGGCTGTATCAAAAACTATTTCGTTGGTGGCAAAATCAATCGTATAGTCAGCAGTGCTGTCATCAGTATAATCATATCTAATCTTATCTACATAGACTGCTACAGATTGTGAATCTATTATTTCTAGACCGATCGAATATCTTGTGGTTGATCCATCGGATTTAATCACGTGCATCTGTAACGGTGCGGCTCCTGTAGAAGTTAACTGGAACACTTTAATAGATACACT